TCCAGTTCGGCGCGGAGTTTCATGCGCTCTTTGTCGCAAGTATCCCATCGCGCTTGCCATGATATAGCCAAATCTTTTAGTTCCGCGAGTTCGGCGGCGGCTTGGTCAATCATCTCAAACGGAAATTGTGTGCATTTAGCTACTTTCAAAATCTCGTCAAGTGCTTTTGTATCCATTGCTGTCTCCTTTCGTAACATGGTGAGTAAGGCATAGATTATGATAATGAAATTATAATAGACTTTTTTGTTTCCAACAAGGGCGCTTTTAGATACTTGAAAGAGAGTGAATGAAGAATCTACAGGCGATGTTGGAAGGATATCTGAATAGGTGTTTTTTTAGATAATTTCAAATTATAATTGGGTTGATGACAACTGATTCTGCACCGCCAAACGAACCAAGCACCGCGATCCAAGTTCCCGATGCCGATATTATAAGCCCGGAACAGGAGAATTATCCTTGGCTACCTATGGAGGGCGAGCCGGATTTTTGGTATAACAGATTCCGGAACTATTTCCTGCCTCAAGGGCCGGGACGATCGCTCTTAGAAGCGTCCACACGAATGGTAATTGCCGAGCACCCAGAAGTGGCTGAAGCGCGCAAGCTGTCCGAGAAGAAGGCACATACGTCGGTATACTCGTGGCATCAGAAGGCGCGAGAGTGGAACTGGATAGCCCGAGCACGTGCGTTCGATAAGTTCTCTTATTCAAGAGCGACGGCTGTCGTCGAGTTAGCTCGAGTGACTCTACTGGAGAACTCAAACAATGCGGCAATAGCGCTAGTAGAGGCGTTGAAGAACGATCGACTAAAGGTTGCCGCTGCTAAGGAGATTCTTGATCGCGCAGGACTACCTGGTACAACTAACATCGGTCTCGGACCCATCGAGAAGTTTACGGCCGATGAACTCCACGAAGCAGAAGAGGATGTCAAGCGATGGGAGAATTTGATGAACAAACCATCCGAAGAGAGTGGTTGAGATGTACCAATTCATGCGCGTACTTCATTCACAACTACTGTCACATCTACGAAGCGACCTTAGGTGCGTGGATTCCTTTTAAGTTATGGCCGGAGCAACTCCGAGCGTTAAACCTGATCGTTAACAATCGATTACTTGTCATCCTAAAAGCGCGTCAGTTAGGGCTAACGTGGCTGGTACTATGTTTTATCCTGTGGTTAGAGATATTCAAGCCGATTACCACAGCCCTCATCTTCTCTCGTCGTGAGACGGAGGCGATATACTTGCTGAGTAGCGAGCGCTTACGTGGGGTCTATAAACGATTGCCCGGTTGGATGCGCGTGCGAACTGTTATCGCAAACGCGTCTCATGAGTGGGCATTAAGTAACGGCTCCGTTACGTATGGGTTCCCCACCACCGCAGGCGATTCGTACACAGCAAGTGTCGCCTTCGTCGATGAGGCAGACTTAGTACCAGATCTTGACCGCTTGCTGAATGCAGTGAAACCGACAATCGATGGTGGTGGCAGAATGGTTCTGCTATCACGATCAGATAAGACGAATCCGAATAGTGCATTCAAGCAGACATTTCGTGGGGCACCTGCTAATGGTTGGACACCTATATTCCTATCTTGGACAGCACGTCCAGGTCGCGACTCGAATTGGTACGAGGCACAGCGGTTAGATATTGTCTCTCGTACAGGTGGTACGGATGATCTCTTACAGCAATATCCGGCAACAGCAGAAGAAGCATTACGACCGCCGGAGTTAGATAGACGTATTCCCTACCAGTGGCTTTTGAAATGCTATCAGCCGCTACCCGCTCTAACTACTGAAGAAATCGGTGCGCGACCAAATGAACTTTCACTGCCATTCCTGAAGATATATGTACCAATAGACAAACTACGGTCATATATCATATCAGTCGATCCTGCAGAAGGTAATCCGACATCCGACGATTCTGCGATTCATGTGCTGGACGCGCATTCGTGTGAAGAGGTTGCGACACTAGCAAATAATATTGAGCCGGCGGTTGCAGCCGCGTACGTGGCAAAGCTGAGTAATCATTACAACAAAGCCGGCATTATGGTAGAACGCAACAATCATGGACATGCGGTTCTCTTGGCGCTACGCGAAGTCGAAGGAATGGAGAGTAGACTTCTTCACGGATGGGATGACGAAATCGGTTGGATGACAAGTGCGCGTAGTAAAGCAGTAATGTACGATGCACTTGTGGATGCAATACGTGATGGTAAACCCATTATTCACTCGGCCGTTACCTTGGGTCAGTTGGCAAGTGTAGAAGGTACGACTCTCAAGGCTCCTGAGGGTGAGCACGATGACTACTCAATATCGTTCGCTTTGGCAGTGGCAGCAGCACTAGCCAAGCCTGTTGTCAATTTTACATACAGCTATATAGAAAAGGCGACACTAAATGACCGTAAACGCCGTGACAATGTCCTACTTAGACGCTTTGAGCGAGGCAGAGCTCCTACTTCAGAAGGAAATCGTTATCGCTCGTAAGTATCACGAGGGCGATCAGAATGTCCAACTGACAGAGCGTTTAGCCCAATTCCTTGGGCCGACCTTCGGAAGTTTTGCTTTCCGTCTAAACGTCGCTAGAGTTATTGTTACTGCGGTAGTTGAGAAACTATCCGTTATTGCATTCGACTCTAAGGATATGAAGGCGATAGAGTTCGCCAATAAGGTGTGGGCGGAAAATCGAATGGACGCGTTACAGTCGGATGTATACGAAGCGATGCTACGGGATAGCGAACACTTTGTACTAGTTGATTGGCCACCAGAAGAAGAAGGCGAAGAAGCAGCAGAATGTGCCCGTTGGTTACCACAGCAGAGATACACCGATTTAGCGGCACACGAAGATGCAGATAACGAAGGTTGTTGGATCGCATATCCTAATAACGATGTAAATCAGAAGCCTAAATACGGTGTAAAACAATGGACTGAGTGGGTTGATACTACCACTAGTAGACAACGACGTACGATCTACTACGACGACCGTATCGAGAAGTTTGCACGCTCAGGTACTGGTGCTAGTTGGGAACACTTTACTGACGAAGGTGACGCGGAGTGGCCGCTCCCTTGGGTAGATCTAGAAGGTTTGCCTCTCGGTATACCCCTTATCCACTTCAAGAACAAGGGACTACGTTTGGAAGCATCCGATGGCATACCGCTACAAGATGCCATCAACAAGTCATGTCTCGATCTTCTCACGACTGCAGACCAGACAGCATACCGTATCTATGTAGCGTTAGGTTTCATTCCTACTACTGATGGGCAAGACCTAAAGGCAGACGAGAGTAACAAGCTCGAAATCGCGCCTGGTATTGTTGTAGGATCAACCAAGTCCAAGACCGATGCAGACTTCAAGGCAATCGATCCTGGGGACCTGACGCCATTAATGAATCTGGTACAGCAATCCATTATGTGGCTAGCGTTAGTAACCGATACTCCTGTCTCCCGCTTCATCACTACCAAGCTTGTAGCGAGCGATGAGACTCTGAAGGAACAGGAGATGCCACTGAATGCTAAGGTGGAGAATCGTCAGCAAATCGCAGGACGCGCTTGGATCGAGTGTTTACAGATGTCCTGGAAGCTCGCGAAGAAGTATCAACCGGCTGAAGTAACCGTACCCGACGAGAAACCTGCGTACACGATATTCTGGAAAGACGTTCGGGGTATGGCAGAGAGACTTAGCGAACTACTTCAGAAGCAGAAGCTCCGCATCCCTGATAGCCAATTGTGGTCGGAACTCGGCTACAGCACCGATAAGGTTACCGCGTGGAAAGCCGAACAAGAGGCAAAGGAGGCGAAATTAGCCGCTGATATGAATTTGACTCCGCTCAAGAACAAGAATGTGAACCCCAATCTAAAACCAGGAAAGTCCGCCAGTGAGACTGCCGCTAAGACAGCGGCAGCCGGTGCTGACGCAAATTCTAAGAAGGAGACTTCCAATGCCTAAGAAAGATGCTGGTCACGAGAGTGACGACGAGAACGAAGCCGAAGGCGAACTCAATGCTGACGGTACGCCCAAGAAAACCACCGCCGCTGGTACCGAAGGTACCAACGAAGGCGAAGGTGAAGGCGAGGGCGAAGGCGATGATGCCGAACCTAAAGAAGGCGACGACGCTCTTCCAAAGGATCTGCCTACCGCGTTGGCACAACTACAGGTGGTCCAACGTGAACTCCGAAAGGCGAATCGCGAATCTGCCGGGCGACGTAAGTTACTCAAGGCTCAAGGTGAGGAACTTATCGCGCTGAAAGCGGGCGGAGGCGACGCTGCTAAGGATCTGGCGAAGGCAAAGACCGATTTAGCGGCCGCGCAAGCACAGCTACGTGAAGCAGCTCAACGCTCGCGTTTCGATGCCGCTATCGCGAAGGGCAAGAAAGTTTTTGCGACGGATAAGGCGCGTAATGATGCCTTTGACTTCGTGAAGTCGCAGCTTGCCGAACTTCCGGATGATGTGCCTGCTCAGGATATTACGGACATCATCAATGACGAAATTGCCGCACGACCATACCTGCTCAAAGTAGCGGAGACTATAGATACCAACGCCGAAAAGCGTGGTAAACAGACTCCTGCTGCACTCAAAGCCGACCTGATCAATCAGAAGCGTACTTCCGATTACGGCGGCATTTAACCGAAGAGAGGAATAATGTCACTCTTTACTCGTTCCGACCTTGCCAGCTTAGATACCAACCAGGCGCACCAAGTCGTGGCTGGTCTACTTGCTGGAGAGGTTCTCGACGTCTGCGCTCCGTGCTATATCAAGAGCTCCGACGGCCTCGTTTATATGAGCAACGGCACGTCAGCCAACGAAGCGGCTGAGGTCGTTGGCTTTACACCGCGACATGTTCACGCAGGTGAACCTGTAACGTTGTACGGCCCTGGCTCGCGCTTCCGCTATGGAAGCGGCCTTACTCCCGGTGACATGATGTACTTGGGTGCCACCGCTGGTCGGTTGGACACCGCTGCAACAACTGGTGATGCCTTCGGGTACGCCATTGTTATCAGCGCCACCGACATCTTGATCGTTCGCACTCGCCCGGTTCTAACCAGCGCGACCGTTGGTGCAGGCACCATCGGCCCGACAGAGCTCGCCGCGAACGCAGTTGAGACTGCAAAGATCGCAGACGTGAACGTAACCCAGGCCAAAATCGAAGTCGGCGCCGCAGGTGCCGGTCTTACGGGCCTTGTGGCTAAGTTCATTGCTTCGGGTAACGTCATTGGTGGTATCCCTGTTCTGCATCACATCCTTGTGGTTGCTGGTGCGAACGGTAACACCGATATCACTCTGACCCACAAGACTCGCATCGTCGCTGCCTGGGTGCATCCACGCACGAGCGTGACATCCGCAGCCGTAACGTTGAAGAACGTTGCGAACACTTTGTCCGATGCGATCGTTGGTGCTGTTGCTGGTGCGGTTACGCAGGCTGCTTCACTGGCCATCGCGTACGACACGATCGCAGCCGGCACCGTCCTCCGCGCAACCTTTGCTGGTGGCGCGACGCAGCCTGACTGCGACATCTATGTTCTCGGCTTCCGAGTTGCATAAGGAGATGATGACATGGCTACTGTGACAGGTACCCTCGACATCTCATCTCTGCTTGCCGTTAAATTCCAATCGGTTGCTGAGTATGGGATGGATACGATAGAGCGCGTCTTACGCGCAGATCTGGAAGCACATAACGCCATCGTGGCGGATATGGTTGGAAGCTTCTGTGAAATGACTACCGACCGTCAATGCATCTATGGCACGTCCATTGGTGGTGAGATGGTCGAAGTGGACGAGTTTGGTCTTGCTCCGACTCAGAGGGCCATTCCCGGAGCGACAGTGGGCTTCCCACTTCGCCTGTTCCAATTCAACGTCGGTTGGACTGCTAAGTGGATGCAGACCAAAACCCCAGCGGACATGGCCATCGCGGTCCTGGCTGCTGAGAAGGCACACCTGCGCAAGATTCAGTATGAGATCAAGCGCTCGATCTTTGGTAGTGC